GTGCTGCTTCTAATGCATTCTTCGCGTCTGCAACGGTTGGGAGTAGTTCTGTGTATGCGCGTTCGCGAAATATAACTTTTTCCAGATCAGGATGTTTCTTGAAAATATCTGGATAATCTTTCATTAATTGACGCCTCTTAACTGGCGTAGTTAATTCTAAATCTTCATCAGTTGGTTCTTTTAATTCTTCTTCTAATTCTTTTAATTCGTCTACTTCTTCCTCTTCTTTTTCCTCAGTTTCTTCATCCTTCTCTTCAGATGATTCATCACCTTCTGGAATATCTTCCTTTTCATCTTTCTTACTCTCAGGCTTTTTATCGTCTAATTCTAATAATTCAGTTTCCTCTTGTTTAGAATCATCCAAATCATTCAAATCTTCAGCAACAATAGGTTTAGTTGATCCACCTGATTCAGTATCAACTGCGGCATATAATTCTTTAAAGTTATACAACAGTGGGAACATCTTTTTCTCCAGTAATGGGGGCATTCTTATTACTTAGTTCTTTAGGCTTCTCCTGATTTGCCCCATTGTTTTCAGGATTTTCCTCATTACCTACTGGTGCAATACCAGTATTCTGAGCATCTAGATGTTGCTTAGCATGTAATAATACATTCTGATATTGATCTGGCTTGTCATATTTGTAGAATTGACCAACTTCAGATACACACCATTTTCTACAAATTTCAAAATGAATAGGATGAGTATCCATTAATACATCTATTTCAACAGATGGAGCAAATGGAAGTAATGGATCTCCAGTTTCAATTGGGCCTTCAGATTCTAACATCATTTGAATCTCAGCCCATTGTTTCTCTACATCATCTGCTCCGGGAATCATAAACGTATCAAGTCCAATAGCCTCGCGCAACACAGGTAAATTCTCAGGTTGCATAAGCATCTGAATAATCTGTGGATTTGGACTCAATAACAACTGCATGATTACATCTTTTTTCTGACTCCAACTTAATGGTAAATTCTCATTAGCTTCTAATTCAACTTTACCAATCTTTCCGCTTAGCTCAGCTTTTCTAATTACAACATTAATAAATGAACCATCTTCTCTTTTTTGAACGTCTTTCTCATCAGATTGAATGATACTAATATACATGGGAATAGACTTACCAAATCTATTCTTCCACCATGCACATAATAATTTCCAATGAATACCAAGCCTAGTAGTGGCTTGATTCTTACTCATTGAATATTCAGATGCTGTATCGCTACCTTCTAATTGTCCACCAAATATAGCTGGTTGTGCGCCTGATGCTAATTGACCTAATGATTGAACTTCAACACCAAATGATGTTGCTTCTGCTGATAGAGTAGCAGTTTTAATTTCAAAAAATCCATCTTGAATCTTTTTATTACCAGAAATGGGTTTAGTTGGAATTAATGCACCAGGAACTACTTCAGTCTGTTGATATGCATTTAAATCTACAACTTGAGGATCAACAAATGTTAATCCTACTCCATGTTCTATGGTTTGTTTCTTTAGACTGAGTAAATCATTAGTAATTTCTTGGACTGATGTTAATAGCATTCCAAGAGGATCATGAGATAAATAATCAGCTAATGGATTATATGATAAAGTCCAATGTTCATCTAGTGTTTCTTTATATGCAGCAGCAAATAAATCATTCACATACCATGCACATAAACCATCTGGATACTTTTTATGCCAATGTTTCGCACGATCTTCATCTAATACATTGTATGCGGCGCATTTCAACCACATACCTTTTTCTGTAACGCAGTTGATTGGATATTCACCCCGATATTCTGTGTTTAATCTAGCCCATTGTTCATAACTATCAAATGCGCCCGTCTGATTTCCACTTCCTTTTTTCCTTAAATCCTCACCTAATTTTTTCCATCTCTGAATAGAATTTGCATAATGAGTTTCATGGCAATAGAATAAGTAGAGAACTTCATCCTGCTTACGCGCATATAATGGAACCTTAATATTCAATCCACCATATGTTTCACTACAAATTCTACCTTTGGGTTCATCTGAAGATCCAACTAAGATTGGAGTAATTACATTAACCATCTCCATCTGTGGAATAATTGGTTGATTACAATTGGGACAGATGTCCATTCCTTGCTGTTGGAATGATGGATTTACTTCTTGTCCTTCACTTGAAATTCCGGCGGACGATGTTTCTGTGTCCACCACTTGATTATTCGTTTGATTATTAATTTCATTTGGATCTACTTCTACATCATCAATTTCAGTTCCACAATTCGGACAAGATGTAATCTGATGAACAGAAATTTCATCCTCATATTCATCTACTTTATATGTTCCGTATTTCTTATCAAATCGCTCATAGTCATATCCACACATCAATCCTTCTGTGCAGTATATGTATAATCCATGCAACCAAAGTAAAGATGCATCATTATGTTGATAGATTAATTTAGCGATTTTATCTCCAGCCTTCGCAGTTTCAATATCTCTAGCATTTTCTGCATCGTCTGGATACACCTTGATTGGTGGCACTACAACACTAAGTGCTGCAATAATAGATTCTAAGTAAGCCTTAAATACGTTGATACGTTGATCGTAATAAGATTGATCTGAATCACCAGTTCCATCTAGATTTTCTGCATTCCAAATACGCCAATCATGTGCAACTGAATCATACCAAACATTAGTAATATTATTCCAGAAGAACTTAAGTCTACGCCATTTCTGAAGTAATAGTTGGCGCGTAGCAATATCTTCATTCCAAAAGTGATCTCTCATCACTTTTAGATCAACTAATTCTTGATCTGTTAAATTTAATTCTTCGTGTTTTTTATTCATCTACTTAGGCGTTTGTTTCTTCTTATTAGCTAATGCGTAGAATACATTCTTTCCCTTTTTCTTACCATAGGTTTTGGTGATTGCTTTCATTACTTTCTCACCTGAACCTTTAAAATATTTAGAGATTGGCATCTTAACTACCTATATGATTTTGCTAAATTCATTTCCACAATAAGCACAATCATAATATCTTATTTTACGCATACCAACATCAATAAAATGTTCTTTTTTAAAATGCACCCAATCATAAGCATCATGAAATCCAAAGAAACATTTAATTGATTGCCACATAAATTACCTTAATGGAATATCAGTCTTACGCACTTTACGCATAGCTTCTGCATTAATTGCTTCGCGTTCGTCTTGATTCATGCTACCAGTTAATAATTTTCTTAAAAATCCCCCACCACCTTGATTAGCATGAGTCATTTCATGAATTAAAATATCATTAATATCTTGTTTATCTTTATCAATTAATTCGCGGTTAAGCTGTATGCCACCAAAGGGTCCAGTAACTGCATATGCATCAGGATATCTGAATCTATTAAATATCCCCATTGGTGCCACACTAGTAACTGATCCCTCAAGATCAGGTCGTTCAATTTGTCTACCTGACCATGCTGCTCTAAGTTCAGGCCATGATTTATCAGTGCGCGAGGAGATTGGATCTCCAAATAACCTACGCAATATAGATTGTTTAGGTTGTTCATTAACTAATCCTGATCATGGGACTTCACCTAATGTTCCCTCTTATTATTGGTTTGAGGCATCATTCAACTCTGATGGATTAATACCTAATGATTCCTCTAACTTATCAATTTCTTTCTCTAATTTTGGTGTAATCTTAGTTACTTCATTAATATTGTTATCAGGCTTAGCAGCATTCTGATTTGATAATGAAGCCTGTCTTAATTCTGCTGCTTTAATCTTACTTGCTAATTCTAACTGTTGTCTCTTTACATTGAATGGAACATAACTTGTTGTATTAACAATCTTTTGTGGTCCTGTTTGAACTGGAATAGTTTCTTCCTTAGTATTAGTTAACTTATCCAATAGCTGATGAAGTCTGGCTAATTCCATCTGCAAATATTCACATGATTTACATCTCTGTTGTTCAAGAGTAATTTCTCGATTAATCTCATCCTGTTCTAATTGTTGCATTCTTTCTTGTTTACAATGCAAACAATGAGGATTCATTAATTCATGTATGAACTTTACTACTTTGTTCATTAATGTCTCCTCGGACCACGATGAAATGTATTCACTGTTACTAATTTAGTAGGAGCATCTAATCTTTCATGTGCCCTATAAAATCCAGTCCAATCTCCACTCTTTCTCAATAATTCTTCCAATTGAGCTTGCTTCTGGAATTTAATAAATTCATCCTGTGAATCTTGAAAAAATTGTTCAGCAGTATCTAATCCATATCGCTGACCATCATATGCATCATCACCATTAAACTCTGCTACATCTTCTGCTACTTTATCTTTCTTATTCTCAGCATAGTTGCATGCTTTAATAGCATCAATAGCTACTGGACAACAATTTGGATGACCTTCATGTTCGGTTGTATTACAGCAGAAGATTTGATACTTAGGTAGATTATTTTCAGGAGTATGAACATCAAACAAATGTAAGTATTGTTCATATGCGGATTGACCCTGAAGTCTATAGATACGCATTGCAGTTTCTTCAGAGTATAAAGGCATATCTACTAATTTAGGTTGAGGCTTAGGCATCCATCGTAAATATTCATGCATAAGCATCTTACCAGCAACTCTAGAACCTGCATTATTAATGGTTAGTTCAATAGGATGTTCAATATGTTTTTCAATTTCAGATTGAACTGTATGTTCCTGTCCTTTATCCTGTCCTGCTGATTTACAAAATTTAATTAATTTAGGTTGTTCAATATCAATAAACTCTTTAACTACTGGACCCCATTCCGCAATTTTAACTTTAGTCCATGTTAGTTCACGATATAAGTATACGCGCCTATCTGGTGAAACTGCGAAGAATCCAATCCATGTCATTGCACGAAATCCCCAGTCACCTACTATAAACTTAGGCCACCAACTTGGAATTTCCTGTGGAGGAATTACATGCAATGCATTGTCAGGTTCATCTGGATATTTCTTATCTCTAAATTCATCAAATACTTGTCCTAAATATGCAGACCAGTCTCCAAACTTCTTTGCCTTACGTTCTGCTTCTGGTCGTCCATCTAATGACTGACTATATGTTGGATCAATATGTGGATTATCTGCTAATGTGGCATGGATGTATATTCTCTTATTACCACCCTTACCTATGATTAGTTTTGATCCATCTGGAGCAGGATCAACAAATCTTTTCTTAACCCAAGTATGTCCTATTCCACCGGGCATACCTGCTGCTCTAGTTATAGCTACTAATCCACTATCAACTGGGGCGCGGTTGCGCTCAAAGGTTAAGTAGAGATAAATAAATTCAGAGAACGAAGTTATTTCGTCAGGAGTGTATAAACAAATTTGCATAGAGTCATATTGATGAACATCATCATCATGTTCACAATGACCTAAGAATATTTGTGCCCCCGCGTTTGTAGACATACCACCAGATCCATATTGATCTAGTCTAGGAAATGTCCAAATCATATCAGTCTTATTAAATGTTGCTCCAAACTTACTATATATTTCCCTCGCACGTCCTAATATCTCATTTTTAAGTTCTGGATATGTGCGTCGCATAAATACCTGTTTAAACACAGGATTCTCATGCCACTTACGTGCAATACCATACATTAATAATATATCGCTTTTTCCGCTACCGGCCCCACCCGCGTATAGACCTTCTTTGATACTATCTGGTAGAGACAAAAACTCTGATTGGCGTGCATGTGGACGCCATTCATTCTTGACTTTATTGTAGTCTTTATCGTTTGTTTCTGTATTCACTTTTTTCTAGAGATAGAATTATTATGTGCTGCTATCAATCCTAATCCAATTCCACTACCTATTGCCATTCCATTTGCTAATTTAGGATGTTGTTTTGCTATTTTACTTAATAAATAATCTGTTAATAGGGAAGTGCCTATTTTAGTTCCTAAAATACGTAAGTCTGAAGGTTGATTACCATAAATAGGATTACCTTCTAACTGCCCATTATGTAATGCATCTAAAGTAGTTATAGCATCTGATACATTTCCACCATGTAATATAATGCGAGGAATTAATTTTAATTTTCCTTCTTCTTTCTCTTGTGATGCATTATACTTGTCAAATAGCGACATGGTTAATAATAATTCTAATATCAATTAATCTTTCTTGCAAAAGATGACTTTAATAAATGCTGATCTATTATCGAACTGTGTTCCACTAAATGTTGGAGTATTGATAGTTCCTGTTGCAGTTAATGTATGACTATGTGTTCCTAATGCACTACCAGTAAATGTCTGTGCTCCTACTGTAGAAGATTGTCCAGTAAGAGAAAGACTATTACTAGTAGGCACACCAGCAGGCCACGCAATAGTTCCTGCGTTATTAATTGTAGGAGTAATAGATGCTACTCCACCTGTAGTTGCTACTGTTAATGTTCCTAATGTAGTTTGTGTGGGTGTTCCACCTGTTCCACCAGATGAAGTATCTACTGTTCCAATAACTTGACTAAAATTACCAGTTGAACCAGTTCCTGTTGCTAATGTATGAGTATGATTAATAACACTAGAGAAAGAATTACTAGTAGTTCCACTAATAGTTGGAACTCCAGCAGGCCAAGATATAGTAGGAGTATTAATAGTTCCTAATGGAGTTACTGTTGAAGTCCCATTTGTGCCAGCAGGAGTGCCAGCACTAACACTATTAGTATTTGCTGATGAACCTGTAAATGTTAATGCTCCATTAGTTCCTTCAGGTGTAATATTATCTAATCCACCTGTAGTCCCTACATCTTTATTTGCTGCTAATGTTCCTATTAATGTCTTACCATTTAATGCACTAACTTCTGCCCATCCTGTTGGACATACACCTGTTTCAATAAGAGTTATTAATCCTGCTGGTATTCCACCCCCGGAACCTACAGAATTAACTGCATTCCAACTTAATCCATCTGCTGCACATGCCCATGCTTGCATTTGGGAACTATTAAATGTCCATGAACCTTGATTAGGCACACATGGGGCACTAGGTGCACTTTGTGTATAAGTCTTATTAGATAATATTAATAATAACGCCGTAAGAACTAAGTTCCTACACATACCCACTCAAAGTTTTCCGTTCCACTTGATGCAGAACCTGCAATTACCCAGCCATAGAAATCTACGTTAGCTCCACTAGCTGCTGCATGTGTTAAGAATGCTGTTCCAGAACTTACTGCTGTAGAACGAATTAATGTTCCTGCACATGATACAACTGTAGTTAATCCTGTTGCAACTGTGGTTGGATTAGAACCATCTAATGCTGTGCTACCACGGGCGATTTTATATCCACCTGCTACACCTATTGCTGCATTTGTAACTACGTTAGAACCAAATGTTACTACACCATCAATAGTAACAGCATCAGGGGTTCTCCAGGTATCAGCAGCATTCCTATACCATAATACATCTGAACCAGTTCCTGCTCTTAATCCACCACCGCTTCCATCTGTTAAAGCATTAATGAATGAACTTGCTGGAGCAGATATATTACCACCAGAAACAATTGCTCCTAATGTAGTTAATAGTCCACCGCTAGTAACAGTTAATGGATAAGTAGTCGTTCCAGTAGGATCAATAAATCCTAATTTCCAAGTTCCGCTTACTGTATTACCACTTACTGGAAGAGTTTCAGTAAAGAAACTTATTGTTCTACTAACTGCATCATCTACGTCCCATCCTGTTCCAGATAAACGAGAACGTGGAGATATTTGAACTGGAGTTCCTACTGTTGATGCTGTGGTATTTCTAACTACAAAACCATCCGTAGATGTAGTTGTTAATACATTATTATTTGTTGCCCATACACCTGCTGCTATTCGAGTTAATGATGTATCATCTCCTGCACCACCTACGATAGATGCTCCATCATTACGAATTGATAATGCATTATCTGTAAAAATATATCTATTAACTCCAGACAACGCAAATCTAATAATAGTTCCGGAATTAGAAAAATATAATCCAGTAGTTGCAAGTGATGAACTGGCAAATGTAGGAGCTGATACTAAACCATCTCCTCCTAATAATGGCTTAGTATATGTAACACTAGAACCAGTAATAGTCTCAATAGCACTCCCAGCAATACACATTAGAATACTAGGAGTAGCAGTAAAAGCAATACCATTAGTATCAGCTCCAGATTCACCTAAACTTGGAGCAGCACAAGTAGATGCAGGAATAGCTTGGGGGTATGTAGGAGTAACAGTTCCAGTAAGAACTACTTGTAAACTTCCATTAGCATCAGTTCTTAGAGTCCTACTACTAAAAATCCCTTGAGTAACTGGATTAGTTTGGGTTACTGACGTAACAAGGAGGTAATTGTTAGCATCAGTCTTAACAATTAGATTAGATGGTGTTCCACTTGCAGAATATAATGCTGATGCAAATAATAATACTAGTAATACAACAAGACTATTGATTCTTCGCATTTGGTTCTTCCTGTTTAGGTGGAACCTGTCCATCTTGTCCCACTTTAGGTAGATAACCTTTATTCTGTAATTGATTTAGGTAGATTGCTGCTGATGTTCCGTTAGATGCACCAGCTATAATGTTAGAAAATATATTCACAGAGAAATAAATCAATCCAATGAGTAAAGCATACTTAATGAATAGGAGTAATCCTTCTTCGGCTGCTTTTTTCATTCGCGTTCGATATGGAGTCATTTCATTTCTTAATTTATCATTTAAATTTGATAAATCATCTAAAGTATCTTCAATAGGATGACGCATTTTTAATTTCCTAAATAACTAACAGATACAGTCCCACCAGCAACTACAGTATCAATTCGCGCTCGCAATGCATTGAATGTTACATTACTAAACATTAACTGTAATTCACCTGCTGCTCCGATGGTTGACAAATCTATTGGACCACCACCAAGAGGATTCCATACACCTGTATATGTAGGATCATTTGCAGTTTCTAATTGAACTGTGCCAGTTACATTAGCTGACACTTTAATAGTGAATGTATGATTCTTAATTCCACTACCAGGGCATAATACTTTACTCTTAGTTTCATCAACTGTTTGTGCGTCTAGGATGAGTAATTCTACACCTTTTAATACACCTGCTGGTGAAAAATCTACTGTTATCATTTGGTATCCCTAATGATCCTAATATGTCTAATCTTTTCTAATCTTCGAACTCGCACTTCTAATTTACTAACTCTAGATTTCAATAGTCTAATATTTTTTAGTGTTGCGTCTTGGACATTTTTCTTAGCCATTAATAATTGTCCTTTGCAACTACTGTATCATAATGAGTTTCTGTTTTGATACTTGGCGCATAAATATGAAACTGAACAGGATCTTTCTTATCTTCTTTAACTTCTGGCTGTAACTTACTGCTTACTTCTGCCATTGATTTGGCTACACTAGCTAATTCTACAGCACTACAACCTACAATCTTATTCTCATCTAAATGCGTAAGTGCTAAGTTTAATTTGTTAAGAGCTTTCTTAGATAACTTCTGCTTACGCCCATTCAAATGATTAGTTAGTGATACGTCTATAGTTCCTGGAGAAGATTCTCCACGGGCGTATGTATTGATACTAGGTTGACTAATATGTCCACCCAATGTAGTCATTAATTGCTTAGATGATTGTAATCCATTCTCCATATGATCTTCTGCTATGATTGATCGGAGACTAGTAGGAATATTGACTTGTTCAGGAATGCGTCCGACTTTGGGTAATTCTATTACTTCTGCTTCAATCTTAGGAGTTGGTTCGTCAGATTGTCTATTAATAATAGATACATCTGAATTATTACGTTCTAATTCAAAATCTCTATCACTTACTATTCCAAGTGGCATAATTAATATCCTTCTCTAGAAAATCCCAACCATGTTCCTGTAGTTCCATTAGTTTGATGATAGGGAATTCCATAAAGAAAAGTTCCATTAGGTTTCATCTCTAATGGAATTCTCATATTTCGATATGAAACAATAGGATATTTAATTTTTGG